CATTAATCAGACAGATGCTCGGTGCTGCACTTAGAGGAGAATTGGAAGCTCCTCATCTTTATTTCTTGACACAGGCTCAACATCATATTAGAACACTTCCATTAATGCAGAGAGATCCAAAGAAACCGGAGGATATTTTTAGTGATTCTGAGGACCATTGCTTTCATTATGATACAGAAATTATTACCGATAAAGGAATTTTTAAAATTGGTGATTTGGTAGGGACTTCTGGAAATATAGCATCCCTGAATGGAGAATTTGAACCTTATTGTAATTGCAGACTTGTTTCAAAAAATGTGAAAATGGTTAAAGTGACATTCGTTGATGGGAATTCCTATGTTTGTACTGAGAATCATTTGTTTCTTACCAATGGAGGTTTTGTTGAAGCTATAAATCTCTTGACGCTCTCCGATACGCAATGTATAGTAAGTGGAAATCTTACTTACAGGAGAGAACTATGGAAAGAGTCAAAGTCATATCGGAAACAAAACAAGAATTTCTTGGAGAGATGTATTATCTATGTGGAAAATATTTTAGAAGAAAAGGCAAAAGACTTCACAAGGTTGTTTGGGAATACTATAAACCGAAGATTAAACCAAAACACCATGTCCATCACAAATTTTCAAGATCAAGGAATCAAATCGAGGATCTTGAATTACTTCATGGGAGTATTCATTTGTCAATGCATGGAAAAGCACAAGGAAGGACATCCTATTCAAAAGAGTGTCTTGAAGCTGCGGCAGAATGGCATAGAAGTAAAGAAGGAAGTGAATGGCACAAGAAGCATTATGAGGAAAATAAAGAACATTTTCACAAGAACTTTAAAAGGATCTGTACAAATTGCAAATCTGAATTTGAAAGCAGAAGAAGAAATATTGATGCCTTTTGTTCCAATAAATGCAAATCTGCTTGGAGAAGAAAATCTGGAATTGATGATGTTGAGAAAATATGTCCAGTTTGTGCATCCACATTCTTTACAAGTAAGTACAAAGGAAGCTCATCTTGTTCACGTAAATGTGGAACAAAATTGCGCCCTAAACATAATGTCAGTTGAGTCTGTAGATAATGCTGATGTTTACTGCTTGGAAGTTCCTAGTACACATGTATTCTCATTGTCAAATGGAGTTTTAGTATCCAATTGCATGGATTCATTACGCTACGGTATTTCCAGAAAAATGATGTCCCTTTCAATGGGGAAAGTGGGGATGTAAAATGGTAACTAAACGAAAATACAAAACAATAAGTAGTGTTGCTACTGCTCCTTCAGGGAATACTCCTGTTCTGAAAAGCTCTCTGATGGGAGTTGACATTAAGAAGGTTCAGACAGAACATCCTGAATATACCTCCAGATTGAAAGAGTGGAGTAGAGTTCGGGACTGTATGAAGGGAGAAACAGTCATTAAGGCAAAAGGGGAAACATATCTTCCAAGACCTGAAGGTATGTCCGGTACGTATGCAAAGTCCTATGACTCTTACAAAGAACGAGCACACTTCCCATTGATTGCTCCTTATGCCCTTTCCGGTGCTCTTGGTGTAATCATCACGAAACTTCCTGAATTCAATGTTCCTACTGAATTGGAATACATTAAGAAGGAAGCCACGAAAGACGGTAGATCTCTCCAGCAGTTATTTATGGATATTATCATTGAGTCTTTCCAAACAGGAAGGGTCCCATTGGCAATAGACATAATTTCTGAGTTGAATCAATTCAGATTCGTCCAGTACAAAGCAGAGGATATGATTAACTGGAAATCTGCTTTGAAGGATACTGTTAAAAGCATTGCCCTTGCTGTTATGAAGGAAGAGGGGGAAGGATCTTCTGATATTTTTTCACACTCCGTAAATGATGTTTACAGGATCATGCACCTTGAAGATGGTTCAGATTTGGATGGAAAGCCCACCAAGATCTACAAGATAACTTCTTTTGGCGAATCTGGAGTTAAAGGATTCACCAGTGAAGTAGAGCCTACTTTCATGGGAAGAACTCTTGACGAAATCCCTCTGTTCCTTGCAGGATCAATAAACAACAGTTTTAACATTCAGCCAATTCCTCTTATTTCAGTAGCGAACTGCTCAATCCAGATCTACAGAAAAGAAGCTGATCTTGCGAACAGTGAATTTCTTTCATGTAATCCTACCCTTGTTGTTGTCGGTGCCATGAATGACGGAAATCTTCCAAATGTTGTAGGTTCCTCAGTAATGATCGTTATACCGAATGATCAGGCAAGAGTATTCTACACTCAGACAGATACGGCAGCATTAACACACGTTTCGAGTCATATAACTTCGTTGTATGAAGAAGCTATACGTCACGGTGTTGCTATTCTCGATTCTCGTAAAGGGGTTGAAGCTGCTGAAGCTTTGAGAATTCGTCAAGCTACTCAATCTGCATCCTTATACTCTGTATATCTCTCGGCACTCACTGCTTTGACCAAGGGATTAAAAATGATGTGTAAGTGGGCGGGAATTGATGAAGAGTCCATTGTAATTGATGCTCCTACATCCTTGACATTCGGTATCCCTGATGCTGCCCTCCTGAAAGAATTGGTAATTGGATTTGCAGAATCAGGAATTATCCCAATTGCAATAGTTCATAAATACCTTGTTTCTTCTGGACTTCTTGATCAAACTGTGAACCTGGAGGAATACCTGAAGATGGTAGAGGAAAATAAAGAGTTGAAAAAGAAACTCGGATTGGATAAAGTAGAAGAGAAAGCAGCACAAGAGCTTGACGAAAATGGAAAACCTGTAGTAAAGCCTGTAGCAAAAGCTGGTAATGTTCCAGCAAAACCTTCAGCAAAGGGAATCTCAGGCAATGAGAAACCCGATGTTGAAAACTCTTAATACCCTTGAAGGGTACAAAACTCCTGTGGAGGTGGTAAAGTGTTTGAATATATAGAGGATTTAGATTTGAGGCAAAAAGCTATTGATGATTACACCAAGTCTATTGACGGTGTAAAAGTCGAAATGAAAACTGAATTGGAGAAGCTTGTAGCTGAATCCACTTCTGCTTTGAAAGCGAATCATGATCGTCTTCTTGATGAAAAGAAGAAGCTCCAAGAGAAGTTCAAGGATATAAAAGATCCTGAAGAAGCTCTCAAAGCTCTGCAACTGATCAATGGGAACGAAGAATTCCAGATGATCCGTGACGGAAAGTTTGAAGAAGTAATCCAGAAAAGAGTCTCGTCGGCCACTCAGCAATTCGAAGAGGACATTAAAGCTTTGAATTCCAAGGCTGAAAATGGTGAGATGACTGCTGTAAAATATAAATCTCTGTACAGTGATACCGTTCGGGATCTGGAACTTCGTCGTGCTGCGGCGAATGCCAAAGTCCTTCCTGAAGCTATGGAAGATGTTCTGAACAAGGGTCGTCAACTGTTCCATATCGGTGACGATGAGAAAACAGTTGAGTCCAGAGATGCATCCGGTAAACTCCGTGAGATTGCCGGTAAGGTAATGACCCCAGACAATTGGATTGAGAGTCTCAAAAAGACCTCTCCCCATTACTGGCCTGGATCTGTAGGCGGCAAATTGAATCCTGGATTCTCTACTGCCAATGATCTTGACGATCAAATTGCTGCTGCTGCAAAATCTGGCGATTCTGCTCTTTTCAGAGAACTGCGAGACAAACAGAAAGAAGCAAGAGGGAAAAAATAATCAACGAGAATTATTTTTTTCTTGACGTAGTACCAATCTCGACGTAGTATGTAATTTATTTCCATCTTGTTCCTTGTTGGAACATTTGACCTTGGGGGTCAGGAAAACTTTTATTTATCAAAGTTCACTGGCCCCCTTTTGTTTGAGCCAGTGACAAAATCAAACAAACCTTTAAGGAGGAAAAAATGTCCAATATTTGGGATCATCCGGATGTAATCGCTCAAGAAGCACTTCATCACCTGGAAAATTCACTGATCATCGGCTCCCTTTGTGCCAAAGATATCACCAGTGAGTTTTCTACTCGTTCAAACGGCTGGAAAGTCGGCGACACTGTATCTTTCAAAACTCATGGCGAGTACAAAACCAAAGAGTTCACCGGAACTGTTGAACCGCAACAGATCCTTGGTTCGAAACGTGCTCTCACTATCGAAAAATTCTTCGATACCTCCGTTGAGATTACCGCCCGTGAAGAGGCTATGGATCTCGACAATCTTTCCGATCAGGTTCTGAAACCGGCGATGTACGATTTTGCCGAAACCATCGACATCTATCTTGGATCAAAACTTCTCCAAGCTCAAGGTCTTTATGTTTCCGATGTCCTGTTTGAATCTGCTGCCGATATCGCCCTGGCTCGTAAAGCGGCCATAATCCAACAGCTTTCTCCGAATCGGTTCTGTCTGGTTGACAGTGATGTTGAGGCCATGCTTCTCGGTCAAACTTGGTTCAACCAATCCCAGACCCGTGGTACTGACGGTGAAACTGCTCTCCGTAATGCTCAGATGGGTCGTACAATGGCTATGGACTTCAGTTCGTCTTTGTCGTATCCGACCAATGCCGTTGCACATACCTGTGGAACTGGTACAGCACTGACCAATAACGGAACTGCCGTAAACGGTGTTTTCCCGAACAACAAGATCGGCGTTGAAACTCTCACTATCGACGGCGGGTCTGCCAATACCTTTATTGCCGGTGATCGTCTGAAAATTGCCGGTGTTAAGCGCCCTGTAGTTGTTAAAACCACCACTGCTGCCCTTACCGGCGTAACAGCCGTAGCGTTGGATCATCCTATTACCGAAATCATCCCGGACAATGCGGCTGTTACTGTAATCGGTTCCGGTGAGAACTTGACCTATCACGGTGCCATTATGGACTCTTTGTCCATCGGCGTTGCGTTCCCGATGCTCGATCTCCCCGGCGATAAAGTTGCTGCCATTGCTTCCAATAACGGCATCAGTGTACGTATCGTCAAAGGTTATGACCAAGTCCACAAAGTCACCCTGCTTTCTATGGATCTTATCTGTGGCGCATTCATGATGGACCCTCGTCGGGTAACTCTGCTTGCTGGTTATTAATCAACTGTAGTCATCGTAGTTTAAACTGTTAAAGGAGGAGCCACATGTGGTTGTATAAAGACGGACAGGAAGTTTACTGTGATAAAGAGCAGGTTGCTCAGTTTTTGGATGAAGGGTGGTCAAAAACCAAAGAGCTTCCTGAAGTAAGGGAAGTCCAGGAACAAGAGGAATCTGTTGCCCCGAAAAAGATCCTGAAGAAAATTGTTTCAAAAGAGGAATAAGATATGTTGGATGCTACAGTAGGATCTCTTATAGCAAATTCATATGTTACTGAAGAAGAGGCTGATCTGTATTTTGAGGACAGGCTTCATTCTTCGTGGGAATCCGTTACTGACAAAAGCTCCGCACTTATTACTGCTTCCAGGATGCTTGATTGGATGTTGACCTTTAAGGGGGTTAAAACTGGTGATCTACAGAGTATGCAGTTCCCGAGGACAGGAATTATTCTGTCCAACGGATATGAGGTGTCTGACAGTATAATCCCCCAAGAAGTAAAGTATGCAACTTTTGAACTCGCTCAGTCATTTATATCCGCAG